GGCGGATCGTGAGGCCCGCCCATTCAATGGTGAGCAGCCAGTGGATGGAACGCCCACCGACCGAGGACGGGTACAGCCCGCTCACGCGCGCACCGCATGACCAGTGGGGCCAGCCTTCGTCGAACGCGAGAGCTCACGCTGGAGGCGCCCGCCCTGCCGGATGGTCTGTGCCACCGAGCGATCAAGCACCCGGTGCCCGAGGCGCACCTCGAGGATCGAGGCAGTCCCTCCAGTGGTCGCGCCCGTCTGCCGCTGGAGCTCACCGGGGTCCTTCGCCGCGGCGAAGTAGTCGCCAGCAGCCAGCGACACGGCTCCTCGGCTCGACATCTGCATCACGCCTGGCGTGTCGGCGAAACTCGGCGGCGGAGAGGATGCGATAGCCGCGACTTGGGCGGCTCCGGCGACGCCGGCGGCGGCGGCGGCGATAAAGCTAGCGGGCGGCGGGAGCGTCAGCGCTGAGGAGACAGCCAGCGCGGTGTTCACAGCGCCCTCGGCGATGGCTGCCGCTTTTTGGACGGCGAAAAGTTGAAGCGCCGCGTCTTTGTTCGACTTCCCCTGCTCCTCCGCTGCCGCTCCCGCGGCATCGGCGATGCTCCCGAACAGACTAGCGGAGGCGCTCGCCGTCGCCTCGGTCACTCGCCGGCGCTCGGCGAGCTCGGCGGCCATCTCCTCGATGCGCTGCTGGTGCGCGGCCTCGTGGATGCCGTCGATCTTCTGCGCTGCCTCGGCCTCGAGCGCTACGAGGGCATCGACCCGCGCTCGCTCGATAGACGCGAGCTGGCCAGCGTTCCCGACAGAGGCCTCGACCTGTCGAGCGGCTACCTCGTTGATCTTCTCGGCCTGTCGCTGGAGTTGCGCCTCCACAGCGGCCTCTCCCGTAAGACGCGCCTCCGTCGCAGTGCGCGCGGCCTCCTCGAGAGAGCGAAGGCTCGTGAGATACGAGGCATTCTGCGCGAGGACTTTGTTTTCCTGCTCCTCGACCGCCGCGAGCATTTTGACGAGGTCGCTCTCAGCCTCGGCGCGAGCTCGCGCGGCGGCGGCGGCGGCCAGGCTGTCGGTCGCCGCTTTGCGCGCCGCCTTGGCCTTTTCCTCCTCGGACGTGATGAGCAGCTCGTTACGGTCCTTCGTCGTTTGGACCTGCCCCTCAAATGCGACGAGCGCGGCCTGCGCCGCCTTGAATGCGGAGGCGTCCTCTCCAAATGCCCCGGTGAGCTTGCTCTTCTCAAGGTCACGCCGCGCGGTGAGGAGCTTGCCTTGCGCCTCAGCGGCAGCGTCGATCTCGGCGTTGCCCTTCCGAATAAGGATGGTCTGCTTCTCGACCTCTCCGTTTGCGACGCCAAACGCGTCGCCGACCTCAGTCTGCTTCTTTGCCCATTCGGCCGCGGCGGTCGCGGCCTCGGTAGCGCGATCCGATGCTCGCTTGTTTGCCGCCTCGGCGGCCTCAAGTTCGGACGAAAAGTAATGCCAAGCGCCGCCCAACGCGGCGACGGCGATCCCCACCGGCGCCAGCACGGCGAGCACGGACGAGAGCGATACCCCGAGGCCGGTCGCGCTGGCTGCAGCGACCTCGCCAGCATCGGCCATATCGGCTACCGCACGCGCGGCCCCGCCGGCACCAGGCACGATCAGGTCCAGCACACCCGCAAGCTTCGCAGCGTTGCTGCCGAGCGCGCCTGCTTTGTCTCCGAATTTTGAGGCCGAGGCCGACGCCGTATCAAGCGCATCGCGCGCGTCGTCACCGGCGCGTTTAGCCGCCTCGGCGGCGCTCTTACTGGCCGCGGCGGCTTGCTTGCTCGCCTTTTCCGCAGCCTTGATCGACTTGTTGAGCTCGCTCGTCATGCGAGCAGCGGCATCTGCCGTCAGTCCTGGCACCTCGGCGAGCTGCTTTCGGAGGCCGGCGAGGTCAGCGGCTACGGTGAGGTCAACGGTTGCCATTCTCCCTCCTATCGTTGGCGGAGACTATCTGCCGCGCGCTGTACGGCGTCTCCGATCTCCGGCGCCCTCGCCAATGTCATCTTCTTCCCGTCCTTGATCACAAGCTGGGACCATAGGGTCTTTCCATCGCTCGCGAGCGGGTTCCGCGTCGTGATGCGTAGGAGAATCGGCTGTCCGTCCGCATCCTTCCGCCCCATCGATACGCCCTCGGGGAGCGTCCCAGTGCGTCGATACTGAGACATCATCTGCGAGTATTCCTCAGCCGTCGCCCGGCGCGAGCGCATCGAGAGCGGGCCGGGGCGGTGGACCATGTAGGAGGCCTTGTTCGTCGACGCGACCACCGCCTCGATGCGGTCGGGGCCTCGCGTGCGGAGATCTGTCTCAAGCGCTGTTCCCGTCTTTCCCGTGCGTCGGCGAACCTGCTTGTACCAGTTGTCCTCAGCGTGCGCCTCGACATCGTCGGCGATGTCCACAAGCAGTGCGCCGATCTCCTTCACGCACTTGTCGACGAGGTCGTCGAGTACGCGCTCCACCTTGCGGGTGTCTACCGTGACCTTCGCGCTCATTCGAGCCCCCAGAAGGCGAGGGCATCTCGCGAGCCCTGCGCCTTAGATGCGCCCTTCTTCGCCGGCGAGGCAGCGCTCGTGTGCTTCGCGCGCCACCAGCCGAGGACCCGCTCCTGCGTCTCGATCGGCCATCCGTAGAACGCCTCCGGGTCGCCGCAGTAGGCGAGGCCGATCTCCAACGCTACGGCGTCGAGGCCACCGTCGTCGGAACGGTAAAATCCGCGGCGGATGCCACGCCAGCCTCCGTAGGCGTCGAGGCCGTCAGGAGGTCAACCGCAACGCTCGCCGCGGCCCAGATGTCTACCTCGGGGATACCGAGGGCGTGCAGCTCGTCGACGACCGCGCCGCCGTAGGCGCACGCATCATGCTGGTGGGCACGAAGCGAGGCCTTCAACGGCTTTCCCGCCCAACAGATCCCGAGGGCCGCACCGAGCCCCAGGAGCGGGCTCTGCTGGAGAGCCACCGCAACGACGCGCCCCAGCGCAAACGAGGTCGGCGCGCGGAGCGTGATCGAGTGCGTCCCGAGCTGCACGGTGCGCGTCTGCATCAGCTCGCCGTGATCGCGCCGTACACCGTGCCCGAAATGGAGATGGTATCGGGATCTCCCTCGGCGATGGAGGCGGAGAGGCGCACATCGGCCATCGTCAGGACGTGGTCGGCGCTGTCGCCAAAATTCGTACCTTCGACGGTGAATACCACACGGTACGTCATCGCGTCGGCATTCACCCCCAACGTCGAGATGGCCGCCGCAAACGCGCCGGTCTTGCGGACAGCGTCGTAAAGCGTTTTGTTGGTCGCGTCGGAAAGGTCGGTGAAGTTCGCCGAAAACGTGAACGTCGGGAAGGTCCGGTTGGTCTTGCGGAGGCTGCCAAACTCGCCACGATCAAGGTAGACCGTCGTATCGGTCAGGCTTTCGTTGATTCCGTCGATCGAGAAGTCGCCTGCCTCGTATTCGACGGTCATCGTGATCGCGGTCGGAGTGGTGCCATCGGTGATCGTGATGGTCCCATCGCGGAAGTTCTTGACGACACTGGAGATCGGCACGGTCGCCTCCTACTGGAGCGGCAGAGTGTGGACGATGCGGAAAGCTACCACCCCGATAACCCACTCGCCGGTATCGGTGGCGGCTTGCGACGTCTCGAGGAGTTGCACCTTGTACGAGCTGGGCCAAGTGGCGTCGTACACCATGAGCAAGTTGACGACGGCCTGGGCACCGTCGAGCGAGTCGTCGTAGCTGTTGCTCATGTCCTTCGGCGCCATGCGCCACGAGTAGCGCACCTCAAGGTCCGTCTCTACGAGCGTGCCCTCGGCCGGCTTGCCCCGGTACTGGCGAAGGTCCTTCGTCGCGACGGGGTGCACCACAAACGCCTTGTGGGCGATGCTGTCCGCGTCACGCCCGAACGACTCCGGGAGCACGCGCGACTCGCGCCAACCCGAGAGCGTGAGCATCCGTGTCGTCACGTCCTCGCGGAGCTGGCGAACCGTTTTAGCCGCCATAGCGAGTCCAGGACGCGTGCGAGAGCCCGCGGCCGTTGGTCCAGATCTGCGAGCTCGCCGACTTCTTCTTCGTCGGGTCGACGCGGTTGTCGTCGGCCTCGTCGTAGCTGAATTTGAGCCCGCCGTAAGACTGCTCGTAGGCGGAAAGGTAGTGTGCCGCGAGAGCTTGCCATCGCCCCCCGTCGCCGGCCGACGTGCTGTAGTCGATGAAGACCAGGTGAAGCGCGAGCATGAGGTGGCACTCGCGGAGCGCGCTCGGCTGGATGACGAGGTAGGGCCGGCGGCCCGCGCCGATGAGCCGGTTCTGGATCGTCCACCAGGCCTCGTCAATGTACGGTTGATAGCTCGCCGCGGCGCCGAGGAGCGACGGGAGGTCGCTGTGCCGCTGGGTGAGGTCGTCTTGCGAGATCACAGGGTACAACGTACGCCGACAGAGCGCCGCGTCCTGTCGAAAGGTGTGGGTGACAGCATCGGGCATGAGGAGCGCCCACTGAATCAGCCAGCCCTCGCCGAGCGCCTCGGCCGTCGTCGTCGCGCCCGTCAGGGAGTAGCTCGCAATCGTCGCCACCGTCACGGCGGCGCTTACGAGCACTGTGCCGTCAGGCCGGGAGATGGTCACGGTGCCGCTCGTCGGCGTCGCCGTCGCACCCGCGCGAGAGGTCGGACACGAGATCGTCTGCGTCCGCCCGCGTTCGAGCGTCTCGGTGGACCGAAAGCGCGCGGTGTAGACAGTCTCGGCGAGCGACATCCCCGGCCTCCCTTAGCGTTCCTTGTCGGTTTGCTTCTGGTCGGCGCGGCGCGCCGTTTCCTCGGCGACCTTGCGGGCCTTGTCAGAGGCCATGCCCGACTCACGGAGGCGCTGCGTCATCCGCTCCATGGCCTCGCGGTAGCCGGCGCGCTCGCTCACGCGCGGCCCCGGCGGGGCTTGGGGGCGGGCGCGACGGGCGACTCGTCGTCGGTGGCAAGGGGTGCGTAGAGCCGATCCATGGCGGCGCGCATCCCATCGAGGAGGGCCTCCTCCACGGCGAGGGCGTCCCGGTGGTAGGGCGAGCTCGGTGCCTTCTCGCGCCACTCATCCACCTTCTTTTGCTGCCGCTCGATCTGAATGTTGATGAAGTCGGGGTCCGGCCGGTCAATGTAGCCGTCAGTGACGAGGCGGCGGCAGAACGCCCAATAGCCCTCTTCGTCGCTCTGGATGCGAGTCTGGCCCGCGACGACCTTAGGGGCCTCCCACTTGCTTAAATGCACAGTGCCGGCGACACCGTCGTAGGCGACTACGTAGCCGCCCGGCTCAGCGTCCCAGGGGATGACGGTCCAGCCGCGGCGGCGCTTGGCGACCTCGGCGGCGGCGGTGTCGCCTCCCTGGTCGACGTTGGACACGCCGGGATCGGCCGAGAGCTTGGAGAGCCAGGGCACCCACTCGCCGTTCAAGTAGGTCCAGCGCGCGGGGTGGTGGGTGAACCAGAACGACGTCGAGGGATCGAGCCGCACCAGCTCGCGCATGACCTGCGGACGCGACGCCGCGCGCCCCTCGTACTGCCCGCCACCGATGGTCCCAAACGTCGCCGCCATGAAAGCTCCTTCGGACGCGAAAGCGCCCGCGCCCATAGGATAACCCTACGAGCGCGGGCGCGGTGTCTCACAGGTCGGAGAGGATGCCGATGCCGCGGAGGTCATCCAACTCGGCAACGCCAACGAACGCGGAGCCGACCACGATGGTGGACCCCGAGGACGCATCGCGCTCCAGCTCGACCACGATGGGCGACTGCGGGAGGATCGTGGTCGAGCCCATGATCGGCGCGGCGGTGGCGGTGGCGACACCGATGGCGCCGGGGGCGATCATCATCCCCAGGTAGTCGGCGCCCGCGTTGGCCGACTGGATGCCGTTTGCACTCGCAAAAACATCCACGCCGAACAGGTTGCCACGGAAGCCCGGGCCTTTGGCCTGGACCTGGTCCTGGCTCGTCGCAAGGTACTGGCCAGGGCCGGTCTCGGAGCGGAGCGAGGAAATGAGATCGTTGATCTGCTGCGGATGCAAAACGGCGGTGAACATGCCATCCGCGCTGTTGAGCTGGAGGCCGAAAATGGCCGCGTAGAAATTGGCGACGGTGAGGTCAACGCCGGTAGAGCCCACCGACGAGGAGAACCCAGAGGCGAGCGTCCCGATCATCGCGGTTACACGCTTGTTGTAAGCGGCGACCATGTCGGCTGCGATGTTGTCGAGCGTGACGTCGAGCGCGATGCCCGCGGAGGTGAGCTGAGCAAGGTCGCTGATCTGGCGACGGAGCGCCTGGCGAGCGATCGTGACGTTGACGTTGGCCGTGGTCAGCGCGGTGTTGCTCACGGTGGCGTTCTCCGCCACGCTCGCCATCGCGTTCGCGCCCCAGGACACGACCGGCACCTGCACCACGGTAGAGCCGCTGCCGTTCATGCTGCGGAGCTGCGTGATCGAGGGGTGGTTGACGAGCGACGCGGTGTCGGTGAGCTTGGTGACGACGAACTGGTTCAAGATGGCGGCAACACGGGCGTTGCCGGACAGACCGGAGTAGTAAACTTCGTTGGCCACGGGGGCCTCCTACACAAATGGGAGGGTGTACCCGCGCCTTTCGCTTTTTTACGGGAGCTCGACCCCGCGCGCGTGCGAGGTGATGACCTCGCACGTCAAGACTACCGGCGCCGCGACAATCTGTCAACCCGTGCGCAGCGCCGCCATGATGGCCTCGCGGTTCGCGCGGAAGTCGGCGGGCGACAGCCGCGCGATGGCCTCGGCGCTCCATGCCTGCGGCTCGCTCGGTGCTTGCGGGATCGTACCCGTCGAGGTGCGCGGCGAGGGCACTACCGGCGCCGCTGGCGCGGCCGTGGTCGTCGGCGCGGGCGCGGCAGGGGTAGAGGCCGGGAGGTACGCGCGAACCGCCTTGGGGAGCCCGTCAGGGGCCGCAAGCCACTCCGACAGGGGAGGGCGGCCCTCGGCGGCGAGCTTGTTGTAGGCGTGCTGAACGTACTCGATCCCCTCCGCGTCCGTGATGCCAGCCGCGGCGATCTCGCGCTCAACACGCAGCGCCTCGCGCTCGGCCTTGGATGCGGCCTTGACCTCGTCCACCTGGTTGCGCCACTTCTCGGCCTGCGCCGCCACGGGCTCAAGCTCAACCACGCGGCTCTCGAGCTCCTTGACGCGCGCGACAAGCTGGCGAATCCGCGCGGAGGCCGCGCCCTGGTCCGTGGTTTCCGTGGTCACTTCTTCGCTCATGCGTACCCCTTCGTTTCGGCCTGAAGCCGGGCTTCTTGCTGTAGGATCTTGTTCGCCCATCGGCGCCCGGCCTCGCCGCCCCACAACAGCCACGCGATACGGCCGGGGCTCGGGTAGTCGGGATGTCCGGGCGTCGCCGCGGGCGCCTCGAGGTCGACGGCATGACGCGACAGGAACGACGCCATGCGGCGGACGGTGTCGATCGAGAGCGTGCGCCGGTTGGAGAGGTCACGCGCTCGCGCGACACCTACGACCGTCCCGCCGCGCCCGAACTCGCGACGCAGCTCGAGGCCACGTCGCGCGGCGGCGGCGACCGTGGCAGGCGGGCGCAGGTCGAGCGGCATCAGCCGCCTGCCCCGCCGGTGGCCTTGGGAGGTACGCCCGTCAGGTAGGCACGGGCCTCGATGAGGCTGGCGAGCAGGTCGCGTAGCGTGTCGGCCTGCTCGCCGGTCGCCCCCTCGAGCAGCAAAACCACAGCCTCCTCGGACGCTACCAGCTCGTCGACCGCGTCCGCCATCGCCTCGGCGTGAGATATGTCGTCGGCAGGCGCCGTCGGCGTTGGCGTCGTTCCTCCTTCCGGCGGCGGCGTCGGCGGCGTCTCTGTCCGCATCGTGCGAATCGCGGCGAGTTGGGCGATAGCGTCCTGTTCCGACAGGCTCCCGAAGAAGCGGAGGGCGTCCACCTCGGACATCAGCCCCGCGGCGAGCATCTCGAGGACGTGCTTCCGGCGCGCCTCCATCTCGGACGGCGAGAGGGGGATCTCGCGGTAGATGACCGAGTACCCGCCCTCGGGGTAGTTGGTGGCCTCGGTGTTGGCCTCGCTCCAGCGGTTGTAGAGCACCGCCGACAAGCCGACAAGGGCCTCGTCAGACGCGCGGAACTGCATGATGTACCGGCGCTGCGCCTGCCGCTTGCCCTCCTGGGAGAGCGAGATGGCGTAGCCCGAGCGCGCGGAGCCGCTTGTCCGCTGGAGCTCCGACGGCGCGAGGCCGGCGTCTGTTGCGAGCCGGTGAGCGACGGCGGCGATCACCGCCTCGAGCTTCTCCACGTCCGCGCCGGCTTGGTACTGGCCCATCATCGGCTGGCTCGTCTCCGCGATGGGATCGAGCATCAGAATCGTGGTCGGGTCCGTCGTCACTTCGGAGCGTGCGGCGCGGCTCCCGAGGTCTGACGCATCCATGCCGGCGACACGAACGCCGACGGCGTAGCGTTGCGGGTAGGACGCGTCTCGGATGCAGTGGGCAAGGTAGCTGTAGAACAGCCCGAGCTGGAGAGAGCCGATGTAAAGCTCAATGTTTGCGAACGGGTCGAAGAGCCGATCGCCGTACGTGGACGCGTGGTAGAGGATCGCCGGGATGATCGGCGTCCCGTTCGAGCGGCGCCAGCTCGCCGGATAGTTGGCACCGTCGTAGGTCGCGCCGTGCACGAGGCGCGTCAGGTCGCGCCCGAACTTCCAGCCATCCAACGCCTCGACTACCCGGTACGTCGGGTTGCTGGCGTCGCGGATGTCCCACACCTCCAACGTCCAGAGGAGCTGCTCGTCGACCTGACGGAGTCGCAGCTCGCCGAACAGCGTGGGCACGTTCGGGCGCGCCGGATCGGCCTCGGCCATCGTCATATGCGGCGGCACGGGCCGGTAGACGAGGCGCCCATCCTCGACATCGGCGCGCATCCACATCTCCCGAAGCGCCAACGTGTAGGCCTGGAAGCGCGACATCTGCGACCAGAGGCCGGAGCGCGCGATCGAGCCCGCCGAGCCG